CTGGTTCGAGTCCAGTAGTCCGCACCAAAGAAAAGCCTTGAAACTCAATGGTTTCAAGGCTTTTTATTTTTTCAAGTACACATAAAAGTACACACTTGAAATTTATCTGAGAGAAAAAAATCGGCTATGCCTGCTTCTTGATGATGCTCTCAAAGGCGGCGTGCGTATAGCTCGCAGCCTTTTCCATATCGCCGGCAAGCTGATGACCGTACACGCCTTCCGTGTCCATGTCCCTGCTGTGACCGACCACCATTTTCTTCAGACCGATGGGCATTTCTTTATTGATCGAGACGTAGGTATGCCGCAGCTCGTAGAGTGACGTTGGAGGGATATTGTTCGCCCCGCAGTATCGCTTCCACGCACGATAGAAATTCTTATAGTTCAGCTGCCCACCGTCCGGTTCAGGGAAAAGGTATGGCGACACGATCCCTACGGCGTGCAGCATAGCACGCTGCGCTTTGATCTCCCCCAGCGCGTATTCCTCCAGAGCAAATGTGCGGCGAGCGTTATTGTTCTTCCCCTGGGTGACCTCGTTGTGGACATTGACAGAGCGGCGGATCACCACCTTCAGATCGGTGATGTCAGTTCGATCCTCGAGGCCGCGAAGCTCCCCCGGGCGAAGACCGGTAAGGACAGCGAAGCGGTAGGCGTGGATATACCAGTCCTCGTCCGGCTTGTTCCGCCAGACCGTCATGTTCGAGAAAAATAGCTTTTTCAGATCTTCCGGCTGCACAATCTTCTTTTCCGGCTTTTTGGCTCCGGCCGGAATGGTGATGCCCTCCGGGTGCATCGCGGTCTTCTTCCGCATTCGGCACCACTTTAACCAATTCGTCAGGCAGCCGCGCACATCACGGAGGGTCTTATCGGAAAGATGATTTTGGGAATAGGCCATGTCGATCACGGCTTGAAGGTCGCCCTCTGTGAGTTTGTTCATGCGGATCATACCGATGACAGGGCGAATGTAGAGACGCACGAATCCCTCGTACTGGGAGGAGTGCGTCTTGCTTTTGGTCTCTTTCAGATAATCAACATACTGTGTCAGGAGAGCATCGACGCGCGTTCGCTCCGCAGATGTGTGATCGTCCAGCCATCTTTCCGCCTTTCGCTCGGCATCTGCCTTCCCGCGCCGCCCCGGCATGGAGCTGGTAAAGGTTTTGCGCACACCCTCGGCCTGCACGTTGATCTGCCAGCGGCTGCGGCTTTCGATCCACGCCGCCTCGCTTTTTCTTTCTGCCATAAAAAACTCCTTTCATCTTGCCAACCGCGCCCTCTCGTGGTAAAATGAAAGGGCGCGGATAGGCCTGTATCTTTTATGATTGCGGCTATTTCTTCTTTCGTGGTTGTTAGGGGATATGTTTGCGCATTGCCGTCCTCGGTGCTGGTAACACCGGGGGCGGCTTTTTATTTCCGAAAGTCTACATAGATTATCCGGCATTGTGGCTGAACACGCAAAAATCCGCGTCCTCTTGCATGTAGGGGCGAAGGGCAGTATCTACGATATCGCGGATCGGCTGCTCTGCCTTCAGATAGGCGTGTACGACAAGCATGATCTGCTCGGCCTGTCGGGCGTCAAGGCAATCGACGGAGCGGATGATCTCTGTCAGGGGGGGAGCGACATAGCGGTCCACCGCTTTGTAGTACAGCACAGAGAGCTTTTTATTATCATCGCAGATATAGGTGCTCAGCGTGGAGTGCTCCGTGCCGAAGAGGCGACGGATCTCGTCCAGAGCGGCGGGACGGCCGGTTTTGTTTTCTTCGACGATGGCAGCCATAAGATCGGCATACTTATTTTTTATGTTAGTTCGTCCATATAGATAGTCGATATCAACATTAAAATAGTCGGCAATGGCTTCTGTGGTCTCTAATCCGGGTTCACGCTCTCCTCGCTCGTACATATTGATGCTACTTTTTGAAACGCACTTGAGCTGATTAGCGAGTTCCTGCTGCGAAAGACTTGCCTCCTTACGGAGAAGTTTTAGGCGCTGTGCAAACATCGTCATGTTGTTTTCCCCCTGAAAGTTCATTGAAAATATTATACACGGAATGTGCACTTTGGCAACAGAAAAAGTGCACAAATTGTGCCTACACATTTTGTGCACTTTTTGTGCTTGTAAAATGTTGACATCATGGCGGCTTCAGAGTAGAATCAGAATTAAGCACGGATAGTGCACGAGAAAGGACGTGATAAAATGGACTTTGGAAAAATCCTTAGAGATCTGCGCGGAGAGAAAACGCAAGAGGAAATTGCGAAAGCAGTTGGTATCACTAAATCTTCGTGGGCGATGTATGAACGCGGAGAAAGAATTCCAAGAGATGAAGTAAAAATCCAGATTGCGCAGTATTTTGGCAAAACTGTGCAGGAAGTTTTTTTACCCTAAACGAGCACTAATAGTGCTCGGCAGAAAGGAGGGGAGAGTATGGATAAGCAGAGAACAGTACATTGCAAAAAGTGTGGAAATAGAAACAGCGAAGCCGCAAATTTTTGCAGAGCTTGTGGAACCAAGCTGCGTGAGATTTGCGACTGCTGGGTAAAAAAAGAGCCATATAACTGCGGGCAGAGTGAGTGTCCGAGCTATAGGCTCTTTCAAAAGGAAAAAGAGGGATCAAATTCCTAACTGCTGCTTTGCCAGTTCACAGCCAAAATCAATGACAAATTGCCGGATAGCATCGGCGGTGAATTTTCCCGCAGATGTGAGAAACTTCTTCACACGAACGACAGCAACTTGCGTTTTTGGCGTTTCCGCAATGAGGTCCGGCAACGAAGACACCAGCTTGTCGCGCTGTGCTGGATCCAGTGTTTCCTCTTCTTCAATCAACTCGGTTGCCGTCTCAAGAGCGGTTTCTGTCCAAGGATACGGTTTCCCGCAATGTTTGCAGTAAGACGCGCGCTCGTATGACGGTATGCCCAAAACGACACGGCCGCCCCAATCCCATTCCATAATGGGATGATTGCATGAAGGACACCTATCAATCATTTTCGAGCCGCACTTTTCGCAAAATTCATCACCATCAATCCAATGTGCTTCTCTTTCAACATGCCCGTTTTGACAAATGTGTACGCACCAATTCATTTTTACACCTCCTTCCCAGCCTCCATTCTATCACGGCGCGGAGAGGAGGGCAAGGTAAACGCTCGACAGAAAGGAGGGAGAGTATGGATAAGGAAAGAAATCTTTGGAACGAAGTGGGCAATAAATGTCTGCGGCGTGCGTCGGAGCTGCTGGACAGCGAGACCACCCCAACCGTAGCAACGGCTGAGGTGGTGAAAAGTCTGGTCGAGACGGCGGTCTCGATGGATCTGCTCAATCTTCGATGGGCGATTCAAAACCGATCCGGCGCGGCGGTTTTTCGGGGTCGGCCTTCTTCACCGCCAAAAGCAGAAAATTAAGTTGGGACATGTGTTGAATCAACGTCGCCGGCTGATCGCCTACGTATCCGTGAAAAACAAGCGTGCTCGGATTGGAGTATCCAATGTCCACCACGGACAGCGTAATGCTTTGACCGAATGAAGCTAAACGGAGAGCAATTTCATGATCCTCATCGAGCGTATCTTCAAACTCCTTGATGCGTTCCATGATGACCTCGTAAGAATAGTCGGCCAAGTTGTAATCTCGGATATGTGCGACATGGAATGAATTTAGCGCATTTATCTCCATGCCCTTCAAAGAATCCATTTGATTATTTACTGATTCCATTGCTTCAAGAAATGCGGCGCCTAAGCCGTTATCTGGCATATTTTCACCCCCTTCCTTGCCTCGTATTTTATCACGGCGCGGAGAGGAGGGCAATATCCCCTAACAACCACGAAAGGAGATCACTATGACACCTACCGAAAAACTGCTCGCTGAGCAGGAGAAGATCGTCGCTGAGCGCGGCTACTACATACGCCCCGTTCGTATGGCGAATCTGATGAAAGCGGCTTCAAGGATCTTCGATATCCTCACAAAAGCCGATACCGCAATCAGCTATGAAGAATGCCGCATTGTTCTGGAGATTGTAAGGCGAGCCATTGACGCTGCGGCACCGGAGAAGAAGGAGCCGTAGCTATGAGAATTCCTCTTTACGGCCGCTTGGCTTCCAGACTACGCGAGCTTGGCCTGTCGCAGAGCGACCTGGCTTATGCGCTGGGCCTGTCGCCGACGGCCATAAGCCTGCGGATGTCCGGCAAAATAGCATGGGATATCCGCGAAATGTATCGGACATTAGAAGTTTGCCGGGCTAAGCCGGATGAGCTTCATCTATATTTCCCAGATCCAAACCGAAAGCGAGGTGCTACCGCATGAGCCGAAATACCCGTGACACCATTTGCGCCACCATCGGCATGGTCATTGTCATTCTGCTGCTGACCACCGTAGCCGCGTTGGATGAGCCGGTCATGCCGGATACACCGCCCGCCGCGCCGCAGGCCGCAGAGGACAAGCTGCCCGGTGAGGATGTGCCCGCTTCCGGCTGCGCGGATCTTACCGCTGAGCCGCTCGGGCTGTTTGAGCTGACGGCCTATTGCCCGTGCTCGGCCTGCTGCGGCAAGAACGACGGCATCACGGCCACCGGCACGGTGGCCACCGAAGGCCGCACCGTTGCGGTCGATCCGAACGTTATTCCCTACGGCACGACCATCGAGGTCATTTATCCTGATGGCAGCCGTGCCCGGTACGTCGCCGAGGACTGCGGCGGCGCCATCAAAGCCCAGCGCCTGGACGTGTTCTTCGCGGATCATCAGACCGCGCGCGAGTACGGCGTCCGGACGGCCTATGTCTTTCTTGTCCAGGAAGGAGGCGGCAATGAATAAGGATTGCAAAGTTTCAATCGAGCGCGATGCAAATGGCAGCCTCAGTGTACTGCTGACCGGGCACAAAGACGACATAAGGATGCTTTGGACTATGCTCAGCGTCAGCATTGCCAAAGCGACCAAGACCCCGCTTCCTGTGCTGTGCGCGGTCTGTTCCGCCGCTGGTCCGGCTATTGAGGATCTGATGGCGAAAGAGAACGGTACCACCATTGACATGAGCGCCCTCGGCAGATTCGCAAAGGGAGGGGGAGATGCCCAATGATCCGCTGTGCATTCTGTGATAGTGCCATGATGGCACTTGAGATCAACGGGACAAATGCTCATGTCTGCCCCCTCTGCGGCGCTGTATTTGCCCGCCGGCACGGAAATACCTATTCCCTCATTGCTGATCTGAAAGGTGCTCAGGGCGTCAAGGAGCTGCTGCACTCTATGCGGCCGCACGATCCCCTGCACCGCAACATTCTCAGCGCATAAAAAGACCCTGCCCTCTGCCGGGCGTGTTCCCGGCACGCTCAGTTAGTCTCCTTTCTAACGCCGGTACCGCAGCGGATTACCCTCCCGGCTGCGGCGTCCGGCAGAGGGCAGGCGTCCTTATTACGCAAGAAAGGAGGAAAAGCACATGGAAAACCTCAACAAAAGATCGATCATCGATATGGCTCGCGGTGCCATCAAGGAACGTGCGGACTATGAGATGACCAGAGTAGTCGAAAACATTCTTGATCCCAATACTTCGGCGACTGCGGCACGCAAAATCACCATTACGCTTACGCTTAAATCGGATGATACGCGCCAGAACATCGCTGTGAGCTGCGTGGCCAAGTCTACTCTGGCCGCGACCAATCCCGTCACCACGTCTCTCTATGTCGCCGATGAGGAATCCATCGTTGAGATGGTCCCGCAGATCCCCGGGCAGCTGGCAGTTGATGCCGGTGAGCAGGAAGCTCCGCCCATGCTCAAGCTCATTCACACCGCTTAGTTTTTAAGAAAGGAAGTACATCCCCATGCTCAAAGAAGCCATTCAGTATGTGCTCGAGAATATGCGCCCTGAGACTCAGAACCTCGGCGCTCGCGCATATATCATCACCCCGAAGGGTGCACAGGAGGTCATTGAGACTCCCATTGCGCCGGACACCGTTCCCCTGCACAGCCTCGATTCCATCGTGAAGATGATCCGCACCGAGGCCATCCATCTGGCGGATGCCAACACCCCCGCGCTTTTCGTCAATATCCCTTCGCCCACCAATGTGATCTGCTTCTCCCAGCCCGACTACGAGCAGCGCTGCCACCGCACTGTCTTCTATTCGGCCGACGCGACCGATGTCCCCGGCTGGGATGCAAAGGTGACGCTTGGCTTTGAGGAGGCTCAGATTGCGCTGCGTACTCGGTTTCAGGAAACGCCGGATTCGCTTTATGCGATGAAGCTCGTCAACGATATCTCCCTCGGCGCCAAGGTCATCTACAACGACAACGGCGTCGCCACCACCGTGACCACGCAGAAGGGCGTCGCGCTCCAGACCAACGAACAGATCCGCCCCATCGTCAAGCTCCGCCCCTACCGCACCTTCCAGGAGGTCGAGCAGCCGGAGAGCACCTTCCTCATCCGTATCAGCGACCGCGGCATTTCGTTTATCGAGGCGGATGGCGGTATGTGGCGTCTGACCGCCCGCAACACCATCAAGACGTTCCTCGAGGAAAATCTCGCCGCTGAGATCGAGAGCGGCAAGGTCATCGTCGCTCTGTGAGAATAAAAAATCCCCTGCAGGTCTCGCACGCCTGCAGGGGACCGATCGGCAGCAAGCCAATCCTTAGTTGCGCCCTATTGTAAGGGCAGAAAGCGAGTTTGTCAATGAAAACGACCAAAATTGTAATCAAAAATCTGTTCGGGATCAAGGAGACCGAGCTCGACGGCCGCTCTGTGGAGATCTCCGGCCCGAAAGGAAGCGGCAAAACTTCCGTCCTTGATTCTATCCGCTACGCCCTCACCAACCGCTCAGATCGTGATTATATCGTGCATCGGGGCGCCGATGAGGGCGAAATCATCATTGAGACCGACACCGGCCTCTCCATCGACCGTAAGGCCCTGCCTGCCAAGTCTGCCGGCACGGTCAAGGTGCGCGACGGATCTCTCCTTCAGACGCGTCCGGCAGAGTTCCTCTCGCAGATCTTCACGCCGCTGCAGCTCAACCCCGTCGAGTTCACGCAGCTCTCCCGGCAGGAAAAGAACCGCGTCATTCTCAACCTCATCGAATTTGCGTGGGATACCAACTGGATCCGCGAACAGTTCGGCGAGATCCCGCAGGGCGTGGATTACTCCAAGCATATCCTTGAGGTCCTGCACGACATTCAGGCGGAAAATGGCGTCTATTTCCAGTCACGCCAGAATATCAACCGCGACATCCGCAACAAGCAGGCATTTGTTTCCGACATCGCAAAGGACCTCCCCTCCGGCTACGATTTCGACCATTGGAATACGTATCCCATCGGTGAGAAGTACCGTGAGCTGGAGAGTCTGAAGGAGCAGAACAATGTGATTGAGCGCGCCAAAGCGTTCCGGAACAGCCACGAGGCGAAGCTCCGTGGGCTGGAAGGGCAGCGCGATCTTGACGTTGCGGCTATCGACCGCAAGACCTCCGAGGACCGTACCCGTCTCACCACGGATATCGAGCGCCTGAAGGCGGAGATCCGCTTGTATGAGGAACGGCTTGCCGGACTGGATGAGCGCAGAGAGGAAAGCGTGCGCGTGGTCATCTCCGGCTTTAATGAAAAGAAAGCCAAGCTGGAGCGCGATGCGGGGATCGCAGACCAGTATATCGGCCGCGAGCTTGCTGACACGACCGCACTTTCCAAGGAGATCGACACGGCTGAGGCTATGCGTAAGCACCTCAATGAGTACCAGCGCATGGTTTCCATGCAGGAAGAGATCGGGAAGCTCACCGCGGAATCCGAGGAGCTGACGCGCAAGATTGAGCTAGCTCGGGAGCTGCCGGCGACGATCCTGCAGACCGCGACGATCCCCGTTGACGGCCTGACCGTTGAAGACGGTGTCCCGCTGATCCACGGCCTGCCCATTTCCAATCTGTCCGACGGTGAGCTGCTGGAGCTGTGCGTGGATATCACGGTGAGCAAGCCGGGACAGCTTCAGATCATTCTCATCGATGGTGCCGAGCGCCTTGATAAGGAGAGCCGCGAAAAGCTCTACGCCAAGTGCAAGGCCAAGGGCCTGCAGCTGATCGCAACGCGCGTGACCGATTCCAATGTAATGGAGGTAACCGACTTAGATGATGACGAAGGATAAGCTCCGCCAGCTTAGTGGCGATGAACGCCTCGGGCAGATGCGCGATTCCGAGTATCTGGGCGCCGAGGACATTGACGACGGGACCGAACCGATATTGACCATTGCCGGCCTGTGGTATGGCTCCGTCACGCTCCAGCGCGGCAAGGAGAATAAGGATGTGCTCTCCTTTGCTGAGGAGCGCGTACCCGGTATCTATCAGGTGCGGCCGCTCATTGTTAATTCCACCAACCGCAAGACGCTGCGTAAGCTGTTCGGCGATGCCAAGGCTTCCACGCTGGTCGGCAAGCAGATCCAGCTCTATGTGGACCATAACGTCCGCGATCCGCAGGATGGCGGCATGACCGACGGCATTCGCATCCGTCCCTATAAGCCCCGACCCCCGAAGCAGGAGCCTGTGCCGCCCTGTGCGGACTGTGAGGGCGAGATCATTCCCGCAATGGGGAGAGACGCCCGGTGGCTCGCCGCATACACGCAAAAGCACTACGGCGTTCCGCTCTGTGCGGAATGCGCGCAGAAGCGCAAGGATGCAGCGACCGCAGCCGCGGCGTCGCAGGAAGAGCAGCCGGTCCCATCTGAAGAAGCTGCGACCGAGACTGAGGAGGTGCTGTAATGGACCTTCCTGCGGTTACGCCAGAGAATTATTATTCTCCGGAAATGAACATGGCCTACATGGGCTCCACACAGTTCAAAGCCTTTGAGAAGTGCGAAGCGGCCGCGCTGGCTGAGCTTCGCGGAGAGTACACACCGCCGGCGTCTCAGGCGTTTCTGATAGGCGGATACATCGATGCTTGGTTCTCCGGTGAGCTGCCGCTCTATCAGGCGCAGCATCCGGAGATCTTCAAACGCGACGGCACGCTCAAGGCGGAGTATGTCAAGGCCGCTGAGATCGTCGCCCGCCTTCAGGCGGACGAGCTCTATTCCATGCTCATGTCGGGAAAGAAGCAGGTCATCCGCACCGGCTTTATCGCCGGTGTTCCTTTCAAAGTCAAAATCGACAGCTTTCTTGACGCTGATACCTGCAATGTAATCGCCAACCGCTGGCCGCACACGGCAGCCGCATTGGGCTTTTGCGACGGTGCCATCGTAGATCAGAAGATCATGCGGGACATGAAGCGTGTGTGGTCCGAGGAGGACCATTGCCGCCTTCCGTTCGTCGAGGCCTACGGCTACGACCTTCAGGGCGCGATCTATCAGGCCATCGAGGGGCATTTTCTGCCGTTTATCCTCGCAGTCGGTACGAAGGAGGATGCTCCGGATTTGGCGGCTCTCTATATCAACGATGATGACCTTGCAGCCAAGCTCGCTGAGATCGAGGACCACGCACCGCGGTATCAGGCCATCAAAGAGGGAAAGGCCGAGCCGCGTCGCTGTGAGCATTGTGCCTATTGCCGGGCGACCAAGCGCCTCACGGCTATTTTAGACTACAGGGAGATGAATTACCTTGCTGAATAAAATCTTCATCATGGGGCGCCTGACGCGCGATCCAGAGCTTCGCAGTACGCAGAGCGGGACACCCGTCGCGTCGTTTTCCCTCGCCGTGGATCGTGACTTCAAAGAGCAGGACGGCAGCCGCGCGACGGATTTCATTGACTGCGTTGCATGGCGGTCCAGCGCGGAATTTGTGGACAAGTATTTCTCCAAAGGCCGTATGGCTGTGGTCGAAGGGCGTCTGCAGATCCGTGACTGGACGGATAAAGAAGGCAACAAGCGCCGCAGCGCCGAGGTCATCGTGAACAGTATCTATTTCGGCGACAGCAAAAAGGACGGAGACTCCGCTTCCGGAAGCTACCGTCCCGCCGGCGCGCCGGTCGATGTGAGCGCATCCGATTTCTCGGATATCGAAGACGATGGCGAGCTGCCGTTCTGATCTCGCAGCCGAGATCAAGGAACGTCTCACCGCGCGGCAGGTTATTGAATTTTACGGCTTTCATCCGAACCGGACGGGCTATATTCAATGTCCGTTCCATACCGGCGACGACCACGGAAGCCTGAAGGTCTACGATGGGAAAAAGAGCGGCTGGCATTGCTTCGGCTGCGGCGCGGGATCGACGGTCATTGACTTCGTGATGAAGCTCTTCAACATCAATTTTCGGCAGGCCTGCTTGCGTCTTGATGCTGATTTTTCCCTTGGACTGACCGGCGAGAAGCCAAGTGCGGCGGAGGTATCCGCTGTACTGGCTGCACGTCGTCAGGAAGCGGAAAGGAAGGCGGCAGCGGATCGGGAGTACCGCGGAAAGGCGGCTGAGCATTGCTATTGGTGGCAGGTCAAGAAGCTGTTAGCACCGGACGCTGCGGATGCAGCTGCCGGATACATCCACCCGCTGTACGCGGAGGCGATAAAACGACTACCAAGCCTTGAATACTGGCTTGATGAACATTTGGGGGAGTGAATTTTGGGAAACGATATGCAAAAACCAGCCAAGTGGAACTACACGGCAGAGGATTTTCTGGAATCTACTACGCCGTATGAAGAGCTGGAGAAGTGCAATGGCGATCCATTCCTCCAGCAGCGCATGATCGAGGCTATGAGCAAATACGCCGCAAGCATCGGCTTCCGTGGCCTGAAGCTCATGTATAAGCGCTACCAACAGAGTATCCGAGCATCACGGGGCGCTTACATTGCAGAGCATCCCACGAATTTTGAGAACCAGCCGATCGAGCTTGACGCTGGAAAATGGGAAGCGGACGACAGTGGGATACGGAAATCGGAGGGGCAAGGAGAGGTCATTGCCTGTCCGCATCCGATCCTTCCTGTCGAACGGCTGGTAAACATCGACACCAGCGAGGAAAAACTGAGGCTTGCATTTCGTAAGGGCGCCATTTGGCGCAAGATCATCGTGAGCAAGATTGTACTCGCCAATACGAATAAAGTTACCGAGCTGGCCGGATGCGGCATCGCGGTCACAAGCCAGAATGCCCGTGCTTTTGTGGAGTATATATCAGACATCGAAAACCTCAACTATAATGTGATCCCCGAACGGAAAAGCATCGGACGCTTCGGGTACATTCCGGACGAAGGTTTTTCCCCCTTTGTGGACGGCTTGATCTTCGATGGCGATGCCAGCTTTGCTGCCATGTTCCAGACGGTTCGGAGCCACGGCTCTGAAACCAAATGGTTGGAAACGGCGGCAGAGGTGCGCACAATGTCCACGACAGCGAAGATCATACTTGCGGCATCCTTTGCCAGTGTTCTTTTGGAGCCACTCGGATGTCTGCCGTTCTTCGTACACCTCTGGGGCGTTGACTCCGGCACCGGTAAGACCGTCGCTTTGATGGTGGCTGCAAGCGTTTGGGGCGATCCGGCTATCGGCAACTACGTCAAGACCTTTGACGGCACCGTCGTAGGCCTTGAAAAGACTGCGGCGTTTCTCAATGAGCTGCCGCTGTGCCTCGACGAGCTGCAGCTTGCCAAGGACAGCAAAGGCCGCACGAATTTTGATGTCTACAAGCTTGCACAGGGCGTTGGACGAACCCGCGGCAACCGTGCCGGTGGCATCGATCTGACACCGACCTGGCATAACTGTATTCTCACAACGGGGGAGAGCCCGCTGACCGGACAGGCCTCCGGCGCCGGTGCGGTCAACCGTGTTATCGACATCGAATGCAAAGCGTCACAGGCCGTCATAAGGGACGGTATGCGCGTTTCCGGCATGGTCAAGCGCAACTATGGTTATGCCGGAAAGAGGTTCGTGGAAGAGCTCTATAAGCCTGGCGTGATCGAGCAGATCGCACCGCGGTACCAGGAACTCTTCCGCAGCCTGAGCGACCATGACACGACGGAGAAGCAGGCGATGGCCGCTGCAGCGATCG